TTTTTTAATTAATTTTATCATTTTTTTTTACCATACCTAACTTTATAGTTATTTATTTAGCTTTGTATAAGTATATATAGTAATGTATCCTTGTGTCAATTCCTACTATTTATTTTGTTGAGAGTCTTTAATTAAAGAATATCTATCACTTGTTTCCTTGGAAACAATAGAAAAACCATAAGCTGCCGCCTCTTGAACAGCCTGCTGAAGGGCCTCTTTATCCTCTAGGGATACACCGTTAAGGGGTAGGGTTATACCAGCATAGACATCTATATTTTCAAAATTGCCAATATTTACTTTCCTATTTACTCCACATATAAATATTGGAGAACTAGAAAATGCTATTTCTCCACCATTTAAAGTAACCATTTGATCTAGTGGTGAATCAGTTGACTGTTCTTGTGCTGACTTATTTATCTTAGGCATGTTTCTCCTGTAAAAATCCTAGTAATTTTAATGTTTCGTTAACCTGATCTTCAATTGAAAGGTTATTTGTATCTACGATAAAAGAAGCCATGTCTTTTACCTTAGAGAGTTGTTGCTCGCTTATATGAGAGCTTTGTTCTGGAGTTGATATTCTACCATCTCTTTTCATTAGACGACTATTCAATGTTTCATCATCTGCATCAAAGTATATCACATATCCATTTGGCATTTTTAGTATCGACTTTGCTTCGTTTTCGAAACGAACATCTGAAATCAAAACGATAAAGGGCTTTTCGTCATCATCTTCTTCTAATGATTTTATATAAGATCTATATAGCCCAAGAGTCTTTTTTATTGACCAATGGCAGAAACAGTCTTCGTATCCATCTCTGCATATATCTCCTGCTTTTTGTAAAAAAGATCTTTGCTTTGTAGCTGTTGGATCAAGCTGTAAATCATATATTTTATTTACCTTATCAATAAAGGTATCATAATCTGGTATCATTCCCAATGAAGAGTTCCCATATAGATCATACAAAGTCTCATGTATCGCATACTTTTTTCTGGATTCTTCGTTAATCCCTTTTATGTTCTTCTTTGAAGAAAGAAATTCATATAAAGGTAAAGCGTAGAATATGTGATCCCATATAGCTCCATGCTTAGAGTTGGCAAATGATCCCTTTGGAACTATTGACTCTGCGACAGAAGTTTTTCCACTTCCAGCTCTACCGGATAATCCTATTATAATAGGTTGTTGTTTATAAAGTTTAAATACCATAATATATATTATATCACTCCGTTTGTCCTTTTTCAGTTCTTTTTTCCAATTCATCTAAAAATTGATTTGCTAAAAAATCTGGCTCCCAAACTATATTACGGGGAACTTGAACAACTCTAAACTTATATTCATCAGCTATATCTTCTATAGTCATTAATAATGGTAAAAGTGTTTTGTTTCTACACTTCCATTTTCCATTAATATGATTAGCTACTACAGCTGAGTCTGTATATATTATTGGATCAACAAATTCAGACATACTGCATATCAGTAGTCCGGCTATAACTGCTTCATATTCTGCTTCGTTATTACTTCTTTTACCTAATCCTCTTGCAAACTGTGCAACTTTCTTTCTATTTTTATAGACAACAGTAGCACAAGAAGCTTCCCCTATTTTTTTTTGACCTTGACCCCTTGAAGCGCCATCACAAAAAACTTCAATATGCATTACACCTCTATTCCGAAGTCAATATTTCTTTCTTTTGCTATTCTAGTTATAGAATCTTCTTGCGAAGAAGTTGAATACTGAAGCGTCGTATTTAATATATAATTTTTTGATTTATGCATTACTTGCGTTGGAAAGTCAAGTGTAGTTCTTGGTGAGGAATAAAACTCTTCTGGAGATTCAACACATTTATAGTGACCAATATAATTTGCCATATCTAAAAACTAAAATCCTTTTCTGTGTAGAAGCCTTTTTCTTCTCTTGCAGATGCAATCTGCATTGACTGCATTTTATCCATTAATTTTCTAGCAGATTCCGAAGCTATTCTAGATGAGGTTTCTATAGACTCAGCTAAGTGAACAAGTGACTCAGCTATAACTAACGCTTGGTATTCATTTTCTGCAGCCAGCATTGCTGAAGCTTCTCTTTCTGCTTCATTTTTTCCTATTCTATTTTTCTTGTATATTGTTTTATATCTACCTTCTGTTAACTTAAAATGAGCTCTGGCCATACCAGCAAATCTTGCTGCTCTGCCGTAAGCGTTTGAAGTTTTTGCTACTAGATTAGCAATATCGTGGATTCCAAGATCCACGTTTGATATGTCTGGTATCTCTACAAAATACTTACTGTAATTATCTCCAAACCCATATGCATTTACGACCTCTTTTATCTGTGGTTCTAAGAAAGAACCAAGGAGTTCATTGAGTTTCATTAAGTTTTGATTATCCATTTAATCCTGCTTTTTCGAGTATCTAAATAAGTCTTCTAAGTTAGATGTAATTATTATATCAGCTATTCTTTCTCTTATCCTGCTTAAGTGTTCTCTTACAGTATTTGGATGTTCTGTAATTTTACTTGCTATTTCAGAAGATCTTTTGCCGTCTACATATCTCCATTTTAAAAGCTGCCTTTCCTGAACAGAAAGTTGATCAAAAGGCTCTGCTGCAGTAGTGCCCAATACCCACATCTCATCTATTTCCTCAACGGCTAACATAAAGTCCATATCAACCTCTATAGGATCTGCCCTAAAGCCAACTTGCTTTTCTCCATCTTCTTCATCATAATTCTCATCTGTAATTAAAGGAAATGTTTTTCTGCCTAATTGATCTATTAAAAATACATCAACGTTCTTTTTTAGTAAGTAAAAAAAATAACTGTAGAGGAAAGCACTGAACGGTATTGGTCCTTTTTCTGAGTCTTTTCTCTGATACCTAGTCACGCATTGCAAGAAAGTTAAGTCAACAGTTTGTCTTATATCCTCTTCTGAGCCATACCTTTTTGACATGTAGTGTATACCCCTCATAACCTCATTGACTATCTTGGCCGTTGGGCTACTCAATTTATTTCTAACTAAAGCTGTCCTTGCATAATTATCTTTTACAAACAAAGCTATAAACCTACGTATGTCATAGTCGTTTAAATTATATTTTCCGATGATATAACATTGTTGTATATTTTGTAAGAAAGTTATTAAAAATTTTTAATAATTCTCTCTGTGCAATAGTGTCATCTTTTTTTGCTCTATCTAGTAGAGCTTGCATTTCGTTTTCTTCTAAAGAATAATACTGCTCCTTGTAAGCTGCCATTATTTACCTTCCCATTTGTATAATAAATTAGAATAAAAATCCCTTATGTCTTCATAAAAAATAACATTTGGAACTTCTAGATCTTCAACAAACCTTTTTGCTTCGTTAGAATATCTACTTATAACCATTGTTAATTTTTCGAATTCATCTGGATAATATCTTTTAAATCTTTTTATTTTTATTTTACTTTTTTCATCTAAGTAGCCTTTAATTTCAATCCAATCTTCTGTATCTTTAAAATAAAAATCTGGAGTGTATCCCTTTGTTCCTCTTTTAACCGGAAAAGTAAAAACCTTAGGTTCAAATTCGAAATCAATTTCATACATTCTAGATATGCGAGCGAAGTTAGCTTCCCAATTTGATCTTAGGGTTAAACCTAGATCTTCTCTATATCCAGTTTTGGTATACCTATACGCATTTCCTTTTCCTCCGCCTTTGATATATATCATCTTCCGACAAGATTGATTTATCTATACTTTTTGTTTTTAACTTTTTAAAGTTTGGATGTTTTGAGCGAAAAGATTTTTCGAGAAAAAACGAATCTGGCTTGACAACATGTGTTTTCATGATATATCCTATCTCTAGTTAGTTACACCACCTAGTTACAGAAGGTATAACTAACATATATTATATATTATAATTTAACAAATATCAAACTAACCACAAAGAATAGGAAAAAAAATGACAACATTAAACATGCTAGTAAATAGCTTTGTAGTAGATATGCAAAGCTCTGCGGTCAAGACACTTGAATCACTTGGTTACACAACCGATGATGCAATCAAGGTAGTCATCGACAGCGACCGCAAGGTTGACCTAGTTGCAGACTCAATTGCATTTCCTGTAAATAACTAATACTTTAATTCTTACAAAATAAAAAGAACCAGGGCTTAACGGCCCTGGTTCTTTTTATTTCTAGCCACTCCAGTAGCGCAAGCTCCAGACTTTGCGTGATCGCAAAAAGAACATACTCTTTCGTTGGGTGTTGGTAAAAAGTTATTATCATTTATAATTTTATTACCAAAGTTAATTATTTCTACTTTTACATTTTCTAGATCTTCTTCTGTAAAAGTATGACCTTTTCTTTTTCCAGACCTTAAATAATATAGCTCTGCATAAATTTCTTTTCCTGGAAAAACCCTACTAGCTGCCAAGGCGTATATCCCTAGTTGTAGGTTATCTTTAATGGACTTTTGGGCCACTTCCCACTTACCTGTTTTATAATCTATAATTTCGATTCTATTTTCATATTCATCTACTCTGTCTATAAAACCATTAACAAGAAAAGATCCAAGAATAAAGCTGAACTGCATTTCTTTATCTTTAACTGAAAACTGTTCTTCTGCATGTCTATCATAAAACTCTAAAATAATGTTTTTTCCAACACTTATAAGATCTTCTTTGATTACATTATTTGGATCATAGGAAAGCCTTTTCTTTCCATAGTCAATTAGTAAAGCGTCGGGGTCTAGCGCTTTTGAGTTATCTACATTATCCTCTAATACAGAGTGAACTATATTTCCGCAGTACTGCTGCGTCGTTAAATTGCCTTGGTTCTTTTTTAATATAAGAAAAGAAATATTTTGATGGGCACATCTTGTATGTATCCATTCTTGAATAAGACAAGTCGGTTAAAGAAAGCCTGACTAGCGGATCTATATCTTCTAAATTTTCAACACTTATCATTTTATTTCTTCCCTTGGATCAAATATCAATGTGCCATTTTCATCAAATTCTCTACCCAAAGAATCTATTATATGATTATTGTAAATATTTTTATATCCACCATCTTTAGTTGGAACCCAACCAGATTCTCCTATTTCCATTTCATCGTAATAATTATTAGACATCATTCCCTCCTTCGGTTAATGCTATAACAGTATTGTTCACAGCATCAATGTTAAAATAGTAATTTAATAACCCGTACAAATCCGACAATTCTTCTGCTGTTGCATTAAAACCTGCAATACCAGATTGTATAAAATAAGTAGGCTTTTCTGTTTTATATTCAATTAATGTAATGTTATTAAGTAACATTCTTCCAACTTCATTTTTTACCATATTAGTCCTCATCAACTATTGTTATAGGATTCCAATTTGGATCGTTCATTTTTTCTCTCATATCTTTTACGTATGAGTCCCAATCTCTTTCATCTTCAGATTTTTTCTCATAACTAACCGATCCAGCATATGGGTTTGATCTGAATCTAGTTATAATTATTTTTCCTTGCTGCGTCTTCCATCTAAGGATTCCGTTTCTACAATCACAGTAATCCTCAGGGTGGGCATCTATTCTACCTTGGGGGTCATACCTACCGCTGCATCCGTTGCACTTTGTATATCTTCCTTTGTTTTCACATCTTCCGCATGCAAAACAATACTTCCAACATTCTTTTTCGGAAGGGTTCTGATAGCTACCAGTTGCTGCCATATTAGCTTTCCTCCATTATATTTTTAATTAATTTTTCTGCGTTTTTATTTGTAGTCTTATTAAATTTATAAACAAATGTTCCTAAATCCGAAACAACATTTAAAAATACTTGTCTATTGCCGTTGTTATTAATGATTATATCATATATTTTTTTTAGTTGTAAAGAGTTTATGTTTTTATAATTTAAGTATATTGCTTTTCCACTATACATAGTGGCATTGTCTACTTTTTCTAGGTTAGATAAGAATATTCTATTAGAAGAGTTTTCATCTTCCGTTTCTCTATTTAAAGATCCAGAAACATATACGATATCTCCGACCCTAAAAGATTCATCACTGTATCCCTTTGCGTCTTTTGGAAAGACTATTACTTCAATTTCTCCTGTAGGATCTTCCAAATTAAACTTAAACATTCTTGCGCCTTTTTTGGTTATTATCTTTTTTGAAGAAGTTATAATTCCCCCCAATTTAAGATAGGCACCAGGAGTACACTCGGGCACTTCTATTATTTCTATATCTATAGAAGCTTTCATAACATCCCATGTACCCTCCAAAGGGTGTTTGGTAACATAGATTCCAAGCTCTTCCTTTTCTTTTTCTAGTATAGAAAGCTCTATGGATCTATTTATATCATTGTCATCGTCTGTTTCTATTAGTTCATCTAATGCCCCTGAGTTAGCTAAGTGCTCTAGTGTTGATTTTTTAAGAACTGATGGGTCACATCTTTTATAGAAATCATATATAGAAATGTATGGTTTATTATTATCTCTTCCTTTAATAATTGATTCAGCTATAGAAATTCCAATTCCATTTACTGATGCTAAACCAAATAATATTTGATCTTTATCAATTACTTCAAAGTCTATACCTGAATAATTTATTGAAGGTGGAAGAACTTTTATTCCAAGCTTTTTGCAATCATTTAAATATAAAAATAATTTGTCTTTATTTCCTGCTACAGAAGTTAGCAGAGCAGCCATATACTCTGCAGTGTAATGAGTTTTTAAATATGCTGTAATATAAGATATCATCGCATAACTAGCAGCGTGCGCTCTGTTGAAACCATAGCCACCAAAGTATTCTATATCAGAAAATATTTTATCGGCTAAACTTTTATCTATGGAAGAATTTTGAATACATCCGTCAACAAACTTTTTTCTAAGCTTTGGTATTTTATCCATCTGCTTTTTTCCAATAACTTTTCTTAAGTCATCTGCTTCTGCAGAAGTAAATCCAGCCAAACCCCTAGATACAGCTAGTACATCTTCCTGGTATAACATAATACCTAAAGATGACTTAAGAGCGTCTTCCATCTTAGGGTGTTCGTATACTACTTTAGATCTGCCATGTTTTCTGTCGATAAAAAGCTTATCCATTCCAGACCCCATTGGGCCAGGTCTATATAACGATATCAATGCCATTATATCTTCTATGGTCTTAGGCTGAAGCTGCAGCATAAGACTTCTCATTCCAGATGATTCTAATTGGAATACACCTATGGCGTTTCCTCTACACAGTTCATCGTATGTTTTTGTATCATCTAAAGGTATGTCATTTACATCTATTTCTGTAGAGTATTTCTTCTCAACCATTTTAATACATTGGTCTATAACTCCAAGGTTTCTTAGTCCAAGAAAATCTATCTTTAATAGACCACATTGTTCTACTCTAGACATATCCCATTGTGTAACTAATGGATTGTCTGCACCTTTTTGCATGACTGGAAGATAATCCGTTAATGGACCTTTTGATATAACAACTCCAGCTGCATGTATTCCAGTTTGTCTAACTAGACCTTCCAAACCAAACGCAGCGTCAATTATCTCCTTAGATGTATCTTCGGTCTCATAAGCCTTACTAAATTCAGTAACTTGCATGCACTCAGATAGAGACTTAGATACACCCAAAACTGGTGGAGGAACAAGTTTTGATATCTTGTCCCCAGTAGCAAAGTCATAGCCTAACGCTCTAGCAGCGTCTCTAATTGACTGCTTTGCTCCAGTTCTATTAAAAGTACATATGTGAGCAACTCTGTCTGATCCATATTTTGAACGAGCATATTCTATAACTTTATCTCTGTGTCTATCGTCAAAGTCTAAGTCGATATCCGGCATCGACTTTCTTCCTTCTACTAAGAATCTATCAAATAATAATCCAAATCTAATAGGATCTAAGTTAGTGATCTCGAATGCATATGAGAGTATACTTCCAGCTGCAGACCCTCTTCCCCATCCGACTCTAATAGAGTTCGATTTAGCCCACTTAACAAGATCAGATACAACTAGGAAGTATTCGGGAAAACCCATCTCCTTAACAACCTTAAGTTCATGCTTAGCTCTATCTACTATATTTTCAGGTAAGTCATTTCCATATCTTGATCTTAGTCCTTCCCAAGCTAGTCTTTCAAAGTAATCTACTGATTTTTCTTTAGTTGGAATAGGAAACTCTGGAAAATATATTTCTCCAAAATTTAAATCTAAATCAATCATGTCATTTACAGACATGGTATTTCTAAGCCAATCTTCAGAGAAATTTTTAGACATATCTTCATATGATTGAAGATAGAATTTATCTCCAGAAAAAGAAAATCTATCTGGAGTATGTATATTTGAGTTAGTTGCAACGCACAACATTATGTCATGCGCGTGAGCGTCTGCCTTTTTAACATAATGACAGTCACCAGTTGGAACTACTTTAGCTCCAATCTTTTGTGCTATTTCAACTAATTGATTTGATATTTTTCTCTGTTCTGTTAATCCATGATCTTGGATTTCTATAAAATAGTTTTCTTTTCCGAACAATTTCTTGCATTTTTTTTGCAGCTGTTAACGCAAAATTAAAGTCATTTCTTAATAAAGCCTGAGAAACTTCACTATTCAAACACCCAGACAAAACTATTATTCCATCACTATGCTCTTCTATTAGGTCATGATCTACTCTTGGCTTACCGTAATAACCCTGAAGAAAAGCTTTAGATGACATCTTAATAATATTATGATATCCAATATTATTTTTGGCGAGGATGGTTATATGATAAGGCCCTCTTTGTTCCCATTCGTTTTTTGCTGGACCTGATCTCTCCTCTTCATCTCTATCAAATCTGGTTTTTCTAGCTTGATAAAACTCAGAGCCAAGAATTGGCTTTACGCCTACTGCTTTCCCTGCATCATAAAAATCCAACCACGAGTGTATATTTCCGTGATCGGTTGTCGCTAATCCGCTCATTCCTAACGACTTAGCTCTTTCTAAATATTTTTCAACATCTCCATGCCCATCAAGCATGGAGAATACCGTGTGATTATGCAGGTTTGTCCAATTCTTCACTAGATTAACCAAGTCCTCTTTCTCTATCGCTGCCTTTTAATGATGAATCTCTTTGTTCTCTATAAACTATTATAACAACACCCCCACAATACTTGCAAGGCACTGGTTTACCTTGTTGCGCAAAAGCATTGTTGTACATATAATTCATGGGTTGATCAGAGTTGCACTCTGAGCAGACTCCTATTACATCATCTGGATCTTGTATATTACTCATTCGTTATTTTCCTTTCTTTTATTAGAATCTTTTTCAGAAGTGTAAGCAAATCTTACTGGTGACGGAGAAGATTTTTCATTTGTTTCGACAAACTTATCACCAATTTTAACCCATTTTCTTCTTTGTTCCAGATTACATGAACCACAGCCAACGCCTACTGAATTAGCTCTATCACAAGTATAGGGTCTTCCGCCTATGCCTATCTCTCTTCTTTTAATCCAATCTTGAATATGGGCAGTAGACTTTTCTACATTGTAATCATTGCAATGACTAAGTATTCCATGAAGAAATTCTATTGACTCATCTGTATATGTTAATATTGAACATAAAAATAATCTTGATTCATGATCAATGTCTTTGTTTGTTTGGGCTTCTAAAGCGATTCTTTTTATTGCTGGACATTTTTCCAATAATATATTTGGAGTAAATTTTTTAGGTTTATTATCTACTTTTCTTAAGCCAGAAGAACCATGCTTATTAAAATAGGAAAGATAATCCTTACTTCTTTCTCTATCTTCTTCCATTAAATAAAACATATCCCTATACCATTGATTAGCCTTATATGAAAAGTTGCTTTGGGTGCATTCGTTTTCTCTATACTCAGATGATATTCTAAATATAGCGTCTATCCCGCTGAGCATTTCGTCTTGGGATATAAGTGTTTTATAAAGGTTAGAATCTTGATGCCTAGTGCCTGGTAATCTCCACATTCTTCTTGCATCATAAACACTTAAATCTAAACTTGATAAATTAATTTTAGATTTAATG